TACAGGACACCCCGCCGCCTCTTCAAGGTTCTGCGTCATCCTGCCGGTGACCTTATGGTCCGTGCAGATCAGATCAGCCGGATGGCAGAGTTCATGGCGTTCTTTATGCCACAGGAAATCAAGCAGTAGCAGCTCCGTTTTCCCATCTGAAAGCCTCGTGCCCCTTCCTACCATCTGGCTGTAGAGGCTCCTTACCTTTGTAGGACGGAGTACTACGATACAGTCCACTGCCGGGCAATCCCAGCCCTCCGTGAGCAGCATGGAATTGCACAGGACGTTATATGCTCCATTTTCAAATGCAGACAGTATTTCTGTCCTGTCCCTGCTCTCCCCGTTCACCTCTGCAGCGGAGAATCCTTTCGCATTCAGGATATCCCTGAATTTCTGGCTTGTCTTGACCAGTGGGAGAAAGACCACCGTCTTCCTGTCCATACAGTATTTCGCCATTTCATCAGCTATCTGATACAGATACGGGTCAAGTGCTGTCGCGATATCGCCGGACTTGAAGTCACCTGCCTGAACGCCTACTCCTGACATATTGATCCTGAGCGGGATTGTGAGAGCCTTGATCGGACTTAAGTAACCGGACTTTATAGCTTTGGGAAGGGTATATTCATAAGCCAGGGAATCAAATACCTGCCCCAGGTTCTGCATGTCCCCCCTGTCCGGCGTGGCGGTGACGCCCAGCACCTTTGCCTCCCTGAAGTGGTCCAGGATGCGCCGGTAGCTGTCCGATATGCTGTGGTGCGCTTCGTCGATGATGATCGTATCGAAATAATCTTCCGTGAACTGGCTGAGGCGCTTCTCCCGCATCAGGGACTGCACGGAGCCCACCGCTATGCGGAACCAGCTCCCAAGGCAGCTCTCTTCCGCCTTCTCCGTGGCGCACATCAGCCCCGTGGATCTGTATATCTTATCAGCTGCCTGTTCCAGCAGCTCGCCCCGGTGCGCCAGTATCAGCACGCGGTCCCCGGTGCGGACGCATTCTTCTGTCACCTTGGCGAATACGATCGTTTTACCGCATCCCGTGGGGAGCACCAGCAGGGTCTTCCTGTTCCCTTTTTCCCATTCCCCGAAGATGCGCTGTTTCGCCTCTTCCTGATAAGGACGCAGTTCCATCAGAATTCACCTGCCTTGAATGCCGGTTCGTCCTCTTTCGGGTAGAACCGCCTGATATCATTGATCCTGCGTTCCCCGCCGTCCTTTTCATAGGTATGGATCCCCACCTTGCATCTTCCTGTGGAGCCGGGTACCGTCCCCCAGTTCATCTTGAGCGGCTCCCCTTTCTTTTTCTGCCCGATGCTGGTAAAGAATGCAGACAGCATCCCTTCCGTCTTGGAATGGAGGAACAGGTTGTGCGTGATCCGTACGGTCCCTTCCGGTGCCTCGATCCGCAGCGTCAGGATCGCCTTATTGCATGGTGGGAGCTTGTCGCTTCCTGTATGCCTTCCCCTCTCGAAGCTGTCTACTGTGAAGTTGTAATCACCTTCCGGGAGCAGGATGAAATCTGCTGCATCTTTCGTGATGGTATCGTCCCACCCGAATGACTTTTCTGTTATATTTGTTTCCATTGTTATGAATCCTCCTTAATTGAATGGTATCTCCTGTTTCTCGCGCATCATCAGGATCATGCCGTATACTTTCTCCCATGCCCCGACCAGCACGCCCTGTATGAATCCGGCATCGTATTTCTCGATGGGGGTATCGCCCGGGTAATATCCCCTTGCCGCCACTACATTCTGTATGTCCCATTCGGACACGCCTTTTTCCTGCATCAGTTCTTTCAATGCCTGGGGTATGTTATCGGGATTGCTGTCCATGAAGAGTCCCGGCTTCTTTTCATCCGTCCCGGCATTCCCAGGCTTTTTCCCGGCTCCTTCCCCTCCTGTCCTGCCGCATGGGGATTCCTCCGGCTTTCCAGGAAGTTCTTTTTCTGCCGGGATGTCCTGTACAGGCGGTTTCCCTGCCGTTCCCGGAGCCGCAAAGATATGGGCAATCCCTTCATATTCAAAGGGCATCTCATCCGGCAGTCCGTACCTGTTCTTTGCATCCCAGCAGGGATGGTGGGTCGTGTACATGACGCGCGCGCCGCCCTGCGCCTTGTGTTTCTTCCCCTTATCATCCACTGCTACTGAAAAGGTCTTATAATTCGCGAACAGGACCATGTCAGCCCATTCCTTTACCAGCGGAGAGGTCAGGGAAGTGGTCTTTTTCCCGAGTTTCAGTTCCCACCTGTCATAAGACCCGATTTCGTCCGGCTGCTCGAATTTCCGCATCTGGGCATGGGCTGTGAGGACTATGTGGATCCCTGTTTTCACGGTTTCCTCCAGGCGGTTCAGGAACCTCCCGAATTCTTCCTTTGCATAGACGTAGCCATTGCCATATCCGAAATCCTCTATGCCTGCCTTGCCGTATCTGGCGCATACATGCTCCACGCACATCTGCTCCGCCCAGTCGAGGGTGTCTATGACCAGCGTCCTGCATATATCCGGATGATTCTTTACATAGGCGACCTGCTCCATCAGCATCGCCCATGATGCAGGCGTGGGCGTCCTTGAAACATCCATCTCCTTCGTGCTGCCTTCCGTGTCGATGAAGAGCGGTTCGGGGAACCGGGAAGCGAAGGTGGACTTCCCTATCCCTTCCGGTCCGTATATGAGCACTTTCTTTGCACACGGTACTTTTCCTTTGATAATCTCCATTAAAATTCACCTGCTTTCCATTCTTTCTTTTCCCTGTCCGGTTCCGTCTTCCCGGCGCCCACAACGTAGCCGTCCTCAATAATGATGGAGCATTCCCCTCCTGTGGATACCCGGGTGGCTATCGCCTGCAGCCCCTCCTGTTCCAGCCAGGACCCAAATTCATTCAGGGTATCCACATCCATCTGCTCCAGTTTATCCAAAAGGACGAAACCGCATTTAGGGTTCAGCTTCCTTACAATGGCTGTCGCTACTTTCAGCCGGTCGGATCCGGACATGTTGTCCCACTTCTGACCTTTATATATCAGTTCCCCGTCTTCTACGGATAGACCCTCCAGTGGCAGGTCTGCTCCGGTAAGGAGGTCTGTCCTTTCCTTCCGGACATCCGAAATTTCTTCCGTCAGCTTCCTGTACTGGTTCCGGTACTCCAGGGCATCATCTTCCGCTTTATCTTTATCCAGATTTGCGCGCACTTTACGGTTGATCTCCTCTATGCTGGTGATATTCTGTTCAAGCTCCGCTGTTGATTCATCTGTCAGGTTCTCCGCTGATTTCCTTGCTGTTTCCAGGTCTGCCTGGACGGCGTCATGCTTTCTCATCAGGTCAGAGAGCTGGTCATTTATCCTTTGGTATTCCTGCTCCAGCTTATGGAGGTTTTCGCGTTTCCTCTGGTTTTCCCCATTCCTTGCAAGTATATCCTGCTGCTGTCTGATCAGATCCGATGCAGATACGATTTCCTTTGGCGCGTCTGGGTAATAAGGCTGCTCCCTGGCAAACTTTTCTTTCTGGTCTGCAATCTGCCCTATGGCAAGCCGCCTGTTGTAAAGCTCCTTTTCCTGCTGCTCTAACAGTACCAGCTTGTCGCCTATCCCTATGATTTTCAACAACGTGTTTGCTTTTTCTTTGCTCCCTGCTTCCATGAACCTTGGCAGGTCAAGTGCAAGCTGTTCTACAAATTCATTTAAGAGCTGCTGCCCCCCTTTGCTGCCCTCCGGATCCGTCACTTTAAGGTCGCTGTTTTTCCCCTTCCGCTCCACGATGAGACCATTATTTAATACAATGTGCAAATGCGGAGGAATAACAGAATCACTGTTTTGTGCCTGGGACGGGCGGAAGCTGTTGCCGCCCAGCGCCCATGCGATGGCATCCAGTACGGAAGTCTTCCCCTGGTTGTTATTCCCCCCTATGATAGTGAGACCGTTTGCTGTGGGCTCGATCTTTACCGCCTTCACCCTCTTTACGTTCTCTATCTCCAGCTTGTTGATCTTGATGCTTTCCATTTTTTCCATTGACTTTTCCTTTCCCCTGTGCTAGATTAAGCATAGGAATAGCATATGTAACTGTTATTTATCCCTGTTTCGATTCGCGGTCTGGACAGGGATTTTTTCTGTCCTTATCTCCACATCTACATTACTTCCTTCCTAATGTTATTTAACTGGGTGCTCATGCTTGCGTATCTCCTTTGGAGCTCTCCCCACAAAATATTGTCCTGCAGGCTCCCTGCCACAATGACCTGTTCATCAAACGTCATTCCCTTGATTCTGGTTGCCAGCTCTTCCATTTCCATTCCGCTCATTAGTTCCTCCTTTCCTGTGTTTCCTTCTATGATTGCATCCAGTCCCATCAGCCTTATGTAGGTTGCCATCACCAGGCATCCTGCAAGGAACAGTATGGATGCGTTTACCGGGCTTGTCCCTGTCTCTGCTGCGCCTACGATGCCGCACAAGCCTATAAGCGGCATGCAGAATGCAATTGTCTTGAGGATTGTCATTGCCTACCCCCTGTCCTTAAAGAGGAAATCCAGAACATCATTTTCTGAAAGCTCTGCCTCCTGTATGTAACCGCGGAGCTCATGGACGGTCATTGTCTCTGGATGGGCGTATCTCTTATAAACCGTTCCTTGTGACGTCCCTGTGCGCCGCATGAGGTTCTCGTAATTCTTTCCCCTCTTGTCAAGCCCTGATTTGACATCCCTTGCGAATTGTACATTTTTCTGCGTCCACTGCCCCAGCACCGCTTTTGGCATTCCCTCCATCTCCCTTCACAATGTACTTTTTGTAGATATCCATAACAGAGTCAGATACACCGCTTTTATACACTTTTCTGATATCTGATATGGTCTCGTTTTTGAGCAGCTTGAGCCATTCAATTAAATCTTTCCTGCTGTTGGCATAGTTGAAACATCTTCCGTTTGCGTATTCAATGCGGTATTCCATGGACAGCTCCTTTCTTGGTTTCAAAACATTGATTCCAAATAGCTTTCAACGATTCTTTTAGGAATAACAAAGTATTCTTCACGAAGTATAGTTTCTTCTGGAATACTCATTTCACTTTTTAGGATTTCAAGGTGTAAAACATCCTGCCTCAACTTTTTTATCTCCCGTGTTTTCTGGGCAATTTCATTCTTTTTTTGCCTGATTTTTTCATCTATGGGATGATACATTTGGTCATAGTCTCCATTCCTTATGTTTTGTTCTATTGCTTTTTCTCACCTCCTGCGTTGAGTTTTTCCATGTTCTCCTTTATAATTGGGCTACAGGGTACCGGCATACCCGAGTGCAAAGGAAAAAAATATTTTGTTATGAGTACACTTTTTGAAGGATTAACCGAATCTGAAATTGAATATTTAAAATACATTCACAAGCGCAAGTACTTTGATGGCTTTGAAATGTACTTAAATATGGATTCATCCTCAGACTATAGAATCAAAAAATTTGTTGATAATGGGTACATTATTATGTCCATAAGTCCTAAGTACTCTGGTCGATATGAAGTTAAAATCACCGAAAAGGGAATTGCTGCTTTAGTTGACTACACTAAATTCACAGAGAAAAATCACCGTCATTCAAAGATAGAATGGAAAAAATTTTATCTCGGAATTTTTATTTCAATCATATCCATCCTTGTTGGAATTTTACTAGCAAAAACATAATCGCTAATGCAAAAAATGCAATCCCTAATCCAGTTAAAATCCCATTTCTATAAGCTAATGATCTATGCTTATTTAATGAAATCTCTTTGTCTTCTGCCGCCACCGCCAGAAGCAATAAGCTATCCTCAATCGCGTGACGTACATCCGTACCTTCTCTCGCAGTTGCAACAATTGATGCATTTTTTCGCAATTCTTTTCCGATATATGCGTCCACACCTCTCTCACCTCCCTCATTCTTTTTCTGTTGCAAATCCACTGGAATAATTTACACAACCCCTTTTTCCTTACAGTCCGGTTTATTGTACACATTCTTTGGTATCATCTAAGAAGTAGTCGATAGATACACCGAAGTAGTCAGCAAGGATTTTAAGTTTGTCAACTTTGGGATTACTGCGACCGTTTTTCCAGTCAGATAAAACCGATTGGGCTATGCCTGTGTCCTTTGAGATTTGATATGCTGTTTTATTTGTTTTCTTCAATAATTCAGCAAACTTTTTGTACAATTTTACACCGCCTTTCCGTATGCTTTTTATTGCATTTACTACGGAAATATGATATACTTCGTTTACCAGACAAAGTAATATATATTTCCGTAGCATTCCAAGTACTACGTTTTTACTTGGTATGCTCATACTATACTACGTTATAACGGAGTAGTCAAGTATTAATCCGTTTTTTCTTAGTATTTGTCTTAATTTTATGAAAGGTGGACAAATCATGTATGAGATTTTTAGCCAATTACTCCAAAAATTCGGAGTAACTGCATACAAAGTAAGCAAAGCAACGGGGATTTCGCAATCCTCATTAAGCGATTGGAAATTGGGTAAAGTCACACCCAAGACAGAAAATATGAAAAAAATCGCTGACTATTTTGACGTATCTGTAGAATATCTAATGACTGGCGAAGAAAAGGAAGGAGGCGAAACCTATTACTTAAATGAAGAAACTTCAAAAATGGCACAAGATATTTTTGAAAATAAGGAACTAAGACTTCTTTTTGACACTGCCCGTGATGCCGAACCAGAAGACTTGAAGGCAGTACATACCATGCTCTTAGCTCTTAAAAGAAAGGAACAACATTATGACGATTGATTATCAAGTACAATTCGTAAGTTTTCCAGATGCAAAGACTAAAGAAGCCGTTACAGAAAATAGCGATGGAAGCTATACTATTTTTATCGAAACATCATTGTCTAGAGAAGCACAGAAAAAGGCTTTTAAGCATGCCATGAGGCATATATCTGGAAATGATTTAGAGAAAACAGATGTAGATAAAATTGAGTTTGATGCACATAGTGCTTAAACTAATGAAATACTAGATAGGGGGAATTTACTTTGAACAATTTATTTCTTTTACTATTTTGCATAAGTTTTTTATGTATCCCAATTTTCATCATATGGGCGATAATTAACTTGTTCCGAAGGAAACCTGCAAAAAAGCGTTTTGCATCTGCCGGAATATCTATGTTGGCACTTATAATCAGTACTGCAGGATTCGGTTTTACGATGGATGATGCTTCCCGTGCCGAATCAGTTAATATGGTGTCTGAAAGTCCTGATGTAATAAAAGAATCTCCCACGTTACAACCTACAATTGTGCCTACTGCTACTCCTACCATTCGTCCTACGGCTACCCCTGCACCGACAAAAGCTCCTACTGCAAAGCCTACTGCTTCACCCACGCCACAACCTACAGCCACACCAACGCTACAGCCTACGGAGCCCCCTGTATTGCCCACAGAAGCACCAAGTTTACCTATAGAGGCACCACAGCCTACCGAAGCGCCACAAGTAAGTTCATCAACTGATGTAATACCAGAACAGCAAGCAGAGAAAGAGCCGGAATCTCAAGCTTCAACACCAATTGATGATATGGTATGGCTTTCGGCTACAGGAGAGAAATATCACCGAATTAATAATTGTGGGCGGATGAATCCTGATAAAGCCCGTCAAGTTTCCCTTGAATACGCAATTGAAAGTGAATATGAAAAATGCGAAAAATGTTATTAAGCATAACTACCCAGCACCGCGAACGCTAAAGCACCTTAACAATGCAATATAAATAGAAATAAAATATGACAAAAAGAAAAATCGCAAAAGCTACTGGTATTCCAACCACAAAAAGTGGAAGACTTTCTAAAATAGGAAAAACATTTGGAATCAAATAAATTGATAATATAATTCACGATTAAGCCGTCACGGCGTTTTAATAAAACTAAAGAAAAGAGGAATTTACAATGAAAAAGAAACTTATTGCCCTATCACTGACAGTATGCATGATACTGTTCTCGGCAGCCTGCGAAAACTCAGCAGAGGTGTCTGACTTAAACGATACGCAGGAATCTGCAGAAACTGATATTAGCATTGCTGATAGTATCGCCCCTTCTGCAGAACCTAAAAATGATGAATCCCCAATGGAAGGTTCTGAAGAACAAGAAGATCCACTTGGATTTAGCGTGCTTTTTAGCGATACCTATCGAAATGATACAACCGGGAACTGGCGACTGGCTAGGATTGCTGAAAATATTAATATAGAAGAATATGCTGTTGAATATTATAATAATTACTTTGAATCAAATAGCGAAGTACATATAATAATTAATTTTACTTTAAACACTACTACTAGGATAACTGTTATGGGGAATTTATTAGATGTGTCTATCATGGAATATGTGGATAAAGAAGAGCATGATGCTCAATTGGCTTGCTCCGGAACGCTTCTTAGTGAATACCATGTTAATATGGATACTGGCGAAATAGAAAAAATTCAGTAGCATCAATCGTTCTATAGTATGAATCGTTCAAATTACTTTACATAATAAAATCATAAAATGGAGGTTTTTAATATGGCAAAAGCAAAAAAACAAAGTCATTGCAGGTGATTATGCTGGAATGATGTTTTCAGGCGGCGTACTATCTCTTGCATACATAATTGCCGATATGTTTAAACAATTATATTAATATTAAAACATATTTCCCAAATTGAAAAACCGCCCCAGTGCTACCAACACCAGAGCGGAGTCTATACCGGGAAACCCGATATAATTTATGGGCATATGAAATTATATCATTTTCCCGGTGCCAAATCAACCCACCGGGCATTTTTATGCCCAAAAACAGGAAAGGAGCGATATTATGGCTACTGCAAAGAAACTGCCATCCGGCAAATACAGATGCCTTATTTTCGTCGGCATGGAAAATGGAAAGAGAAAATACAAATCCTTTACCGCCGACACAAAAAGAGAAGCAGAAAGAATGGCTGTAAACTATCAAACTGATTTAGAAGACAAGCAATACACCGTATCTGAAATGATTAGCAGATATATAAAATCAAAAGAAAAGATACTATCCCAGACCACGTTAAAAGCCTATATAAGCATCCAAAATAATTTAATGAAAGAAATATCAAACATCAAAGTAAAGTCTCTTAATTCGTCCAATACGCAGGCATGGATTGGTTCTATTTCTGCCGGGCACTCACCGAAGACAGTTAAGAATGCATATGGGCTCTTATCCGCAGCTTTGGAATTATATGCACCGGAAATAAGATTATCCGTAAAGCTCCCTCAGCAGGAAAAGCGGAAAACATATGTTCCTACCGATGAAGATATAAAAATCCTGATGGAATATCTGAAAGAATATGATCAGGATATGTATATAGCTTGTAATCTTGCCGCATTTGGAACCATGCGCAGATCTGAAATATGCGCTTTAACCGCCGATGATGTAAAAGGAAATACTATTTCCGTTAACAAAGCAATGGTACTTTCCGTTAATGATGAATGGATCCTCAAAACCACAAAAAACATATCCAGTACAAGGGATATTGAAATGCCTGATTTTGTGATTGATATGCTGCCTAAAGAGGGGCGTCTTGTAAATATAAGTCCATCACGTGTTTCTGACAGGTTCATAAAATATTTGAAACGTCTTGATATACGGCGTTTTCGTTTTCATGATCTTAGGCATTATTCAGCCAGCATCATGCACGCCATCGGCGTACCAGATGTTTACATAATGGAACGCGGTGGATGGAGTTCTGACTACACATTAAAGAATATTTACCGTGGCTCTATGGATGATTTTTCAAGAAAATTTACAAATATGACAAATGATCATTTTACGGCTATGCAACACGAAATGCAACACAAAAAATAA